CATAAGAAAGTAATAGACGATGCAACTTATCAAGTTAGGACATTAGGACAGACAAAAGAAAAGACTCCTTATTATCAAGAACCATTAACTAAATTATTAAAATGAAAAAAGAAGAATTGTATGACCCTGAAAAGACAGGAACATTCCAAATGATGTTTGGATTTCCACAGCCTGGAGTTCATAGACCTAATAAGTGGGTGTCAATTAAAAAGCCTAAAACAGAAAAGAAATGAAAACAATAATAATTAAATCAAAAGAAGTTAAAAATGGAGCTGATGCTATTTTATGGCATTTAAAAACTTACGGACATATTACATCTTATGAAGCTATTAAGGAATATGGAGTAACAAGATTGGCTGCTATAATATTTAATCACAGGAAAAATGGATATGATATTGATAGCACTCCTTTAAGTAAGAAAACAAGATTTGGTAGAACAACTAAAATATCTAAATACATTTATTCAAAGCCAATTAAAACATATATTCAAAATAAGATATGGTAAAAAAAACAATTAGTAAACTAAAAAAGGAGCTGGACAAATGGTTTAGCCTTTACATAAGACTTAGAGATGCTAATGAATATGGAATGGTTCAATGCTTTACTTGTGGAATAGTTAGTGGTTATAAGGATGGAATGCAGAACGGTCACTTCCAAAGTCGTAAACATATGGCTACAAGATTCCATGAGGATAATTGTCAAGTTCAATGTATCAAGTGCAATATGTATTCTCAAGGAGAACAGTTTAAATTTGGATTAGCTTTAGATTTTAAGTATGGTGAAGGAACAGCAAAAGAATTAGAGTTTTTAGCTAAAACAATTATGAAATTTAGTAGAGCTGATTATGAATGTGAAATAAGTTATTACAAAAACCTTGTTGAAAACTTAAAATCTGAAAAACAAATTGCGTAACTATTTAAGTATCTTTGGCGTATGACAGAACCAATTTACGCAAATGATGAACACCGAGTAATTATAGAAACCTATATTTCAATGTGTAAAGAGTTCGCAAAAGAAGTCAGTACAAAAAGTAGGTATAATAATTATTTAGAAGTTGTACAAATTATTATTGATTATCATAACGGATATGGACAGGGTGATAGAGAAAATTTATTTTGGGAATGGCTCACTATTATTCCAATTAATTTAGCAGTTGCAACAAACGGATTCTTTGCAGGAGTAGAAACAAGAAGTAATGCAGCTGTAGTAAGAGCATATCGAATTGTTTTAGATGAACTAGTACAAGATACAGTTACAAAGATAGATAAGATAGAACCAATTAATGACTGAGATATATTTAGAAATATCAAAGCTATCAGATAAGTTTAGGACTATGGCTTTTGGATTGACTTCAGATAAAAATGAAGTTAATGAATCAGTACAAGAGCTGATGCTTTATTTTCTACAAGCAAATCCAGATGTTATAAAAAGAATTTACGATAAAGATGGAATACTAGGAATAACAAGATATGGAGCTGTAGCACTAAGACGTGCTTTAACAAGTCCTAGAAGTAACTACTATTATAAGTACAAAAAGTATTACACACATATAGACAGTCTAACAAGTGCAGTTACTTATGATGAAATGGACTCAGGAGAAACAATACCATCTAAGCATCTTTACAACTTGCCTAACGAAATAACTAATTGTTATCAATGGACTAACCTTGAAAAGATAGATAGTGCTTTAGATGGCTTTACTTGGTACGATAAGAAAGTCTTTGAGCTTTATTATTACGAGGGCAATACATTAGACTCACTCGCTGCAAAGACTGGCATAAGTAGGAATAGCTTATACACAACAATAGACAAAGTAAGAACTGAATTAAAATATAAGTTAAGTGAATAAGTTTTTTGTTCCAAAAGAGATATATGAAGATAGAATGGCAATCTGTAAGTCTTGCGTATATTATTTCAAGCCTTCAGGACAATGTAAACGCTGCTTATGTTTTATGAAAGTTAAAGCTAGAATATCAAGTCAGGAATGTCCTCAGAAGTATTGGAGTAAGACAACAGAGGTAGAAGTTAGAACAGATATACCTGAAGAAATAATAGCAGAGATTGTATTACTTTGGGAAGATTTAAAGACAGGAAGGGCTAAAGACCAAACAGCTAAGAAAAAAATGATTGAGATATACAATACCTTACATAACACGAACTACTCAACAGGAACTAATTGTGGTTCTTGTATTGCAGCTTGTTTTGATGGAATAAAAAAAATATATAAAGAATACACAAGTAATAATTAATAAATAAAGGGTAAGACCTAAAAGCTTTTAATTTTACTGGCTTGTGTAGTAGAGGGGGGGTGTGGTTACCTCCCCAATACAATTAACTAAAATAGTAATAATGAAAATAATAGTAATATGGCCGTAGAAAAAACATACAAGACAATCAAATGGGTATTGAAAGGACACATTAAAAATGGTGTTAATTCTTTATGGACTTGGGAAGATAATAATTTTACTTGTATCTTTGATACTTATGCAGGGAATCATAGAATTTACACAAGCAACCAACTTTTAAAACTTTTAACACAATGATGATATTTACAATACTTGGAATTATAGTAGCAATATTCTTTTTTATAGTTATTATTATGACTATAATAGAAGGAAGAATAAAAAGAAAATCTAAAGAAAGATTACTTTGGAAAATGGACAAAGTAGAAACAAGAACTGGAGGACTTGAAAATGATAGATTAAATGAAAGGCAATAGAATACCAAGTTACTATATTGGAACACGTTATAAGATAGAAGCTCGTAAAGTAATTGAGGACTTTGATTTATCTTATAATATTGGAACTGCCTGCACATATTTAATGAGAGCAAATCGTAAGCACAAATCACCTATTGAGTGCATACAGAAAGCTATAAACCATTTAGAGTTTGAACTTGATAAATTAAAGAGATGACATTATACACTTGCAAATGTGGAAATAGTAAAGAACTATCTAAGGCTACAATAGTTTTAAGAGATAAGAAATGGGTTGCAAAGGAAGCTGAATGCGATTGTGGTCTTTATATGGATAGCGAACCAACAGAAGGAATACCATCATTACAAAGAACAGAGCCTAGCTTAAGTAAGCGAAGGGATAACTTATGGGCTGGAGCAAAAGAAAAGCTAGTAGGCGAAAGAGGAATAAATGAATCCTTTGACTAAAATAAAAACAATTAATTTCTATTATATACTATGAAACAACAAATTAAGATAAGTAAGGTCAAGGGAAACCCTAAGAATCCTAGAATTATTAAGAATGATAAGTTTAAAAAGCTAGTAAATAGTATCATCAGCATTCCTGCATTTATGAAATTAAGACCTATTATACTTGATAAGGACTTTATGGTAATAGGAGGAAATATGAGATTGAAAGCTCACCACCACTTGAATAGAAAAGAAATTTGGACTGATATATTTACGCAAGCTGATTGTGATGAAATGAATGAAATTGCAATAGAAGAAAAAAGAGAAACTAAAACATATTTAGAATACTGTGATGAAATAACTATAAAAGATAATGTTAGTGCAGGAGAATGGGAATACGATATGTTAGCTAATGAATGGGATAGCGTTCAACTTAATGACTTTGGCTTAGATTTATGGGAAAATGAAGATGATAAACAAACCAATGGTGATTTAAATGATATATCAGATAATATTACAGAAGAATATAGAGTTGAAATAGAATTAATATCAGAAAGAGAACAAGAAGAAGTTTTTAATGAATTAACTAATAAAGGATATAAATGCCGAATTTTAACATTCTAAGAGAAAGTAAACCTGAAAAAACATTCAGAGTAGCATCAGTTATGGGTAAATTTGATTTACAGACTGAACATATAAAAGAACAATTTGAAGGTAATATAGATTTGCAGGATGATTGGCAAATAGGTTTAATAGTAGGAAGTAGTGGTACAGGAAAAACAACAATAGCAAAAGAATTATTTGAAAATGCTTATGTCACTAATTTTAAATATAAGGCAGAAACTATTCTTGATGATATGCCTGAAAATGTATCAGTAGAAGATATAACGAAAACTTTCAATAGTGTAGGATTTAGTTCTCCACCAAGTTGGTTGAAGCCTTATTCAGTATTATCTAATGGTCAAAAAATGAGAGTAGATTTAGCCAATGCCTTATTAAGAGAAGATGATTTAGTAGTATTTGATGAGTTTACTTCTGTAGTTGATAGGAACGTTGCTAAAATTGGTTCTTATGCTATGCAAAAAGCTATAAGGAAGTCTAGTAAACAATTTATAGCAGTAACTTGTCATCATGATGTACAAGATTGGTTATTGCCTGATTGGGTTTTCAATACTGATAGTATGACCTTTCAAAAACTTGAAGGGCAAAAAAAAAATAGACCTAAAGTTAGATTTGAAATATTCAAAACAAGAGATAAAGGGATATGGAGAATATTTGCTAAACACCACTATTTAAGTCATAGTCATAATAATGCTGCTCATACTTATGTTGCTTATGTAAATGAACAGATTGCAGGTTTTATAAGTATATTACATTTGCCAAATAAAAAACCTAATTTAAAAAAAGTACATAGATTAGTTATTTTACCAGATTATCAAGGTATAGGTATAGGAG